CTACCGACTGGCCTGTGGTTCCCTTAATCGATCATCATCCCTCCCACCCGAACGCCATATCCTACTATGCTGTCGATCCTTTTGACAGGATCTACGTCATTGATGAGACCTGGGGACATATGAGTCCCGAACAGGAAGGTGACGATATTATCCGACACCAGACCCGTAACGCCTGGAGAATAAAAGAAGCCTTCATCGATCCTTTGTCGAAGGGGGACATGGCCTATATCAAGAACAGGGGCCTCGATATCCCCGATACCTTCACAGTGTTAAAGGAAAGACTCTGGAGACATGGGATCGATCTATTTGTTGCGACCAAGGATAAGGATTCTGGCATCAGGAACGTCGAGAAGATGTTGGAAGGGCCAAACAAGACCCCGACACTTTTCTTCTTCAGGAGTTTGGATAAGATCGAAAAAGAAGGGCATATCTGGGAGATCCAACGATGGACTTATGATGACAATAACAAACCACGGGACGAGAATGATCACTTTATGGAGAATCTTTACCGGATGACCCTAACCGGAGTGAAATACAGCAAACCCAGAAGGGATGGGGAAAACCTAAAATCTCAGACGGAGTTTAACGTATTTCAACCTGGGTACGGGATAAGGGAAAGCGAGACGGAGTTCAATGTTTGGAGGTAGGAATGTATTATATAGTTATTGATATTGGTTGTCTTGAATGTGGGGAATCTTCTATGGTTATAGGAATTTTTACTGAAATTGAGAAAGCCAAAAAAGCTAAATTAAATCACAAATCAAAAGCACATAATGTTGTTGAGATTTATCCAATTCCTGAATTGGATAAAATAGTAAATATTGAGGAAGAAATTTAAAAGATGTCAGAAAAAGTAACAACAAAATCACATTACATAATTTGTCCTACTCGATGGGCTCCTCTTTTTACTTGGTTGATGGTCGCATATTGCGGAGAAAAAGTATTAACGGGATGGTGCGAAAGCAAGGACGATTTAGAGATTTTGAGAAAGAGAATTATAAGAAAATTTAAGAAAATTTTAAAGAGGTAGAATATGCCAAAAACCAAGAAGGGCGTTAAGATTATGAAGGCCATGAGAGCCAGTTATGGCAAGAAAAAGGGAGAACAGGTGTTCTGGGCTTCCAAGAATAAAGGGACCATCAAGGGTGTTGATTGATGCGATGGTTCTTGACTTTGATCGTAATTTTTAGTATAGGAATTGGGGGATGTATGGGTAAAATCACATCAAAGATAATGCGAGATGCAAAGGAGGCGAGACACATGGGAGATGGCGGTATGGGTGGGGGTGGAAATGGAGATGTCAATGTTGGTGGTGAATTTGATTTGGCAGGGCCACAGAGTGAGGGAAGAGGCGGTCCCATCGGTCTTGCTACTTCCGATGTTAGTGGTCCTGGGGGTGGTAGTATGATGGGAGGTCCAGGAGTAATAGGCCCGAGTTCAACTCCCGAAGGTGGCATTTCTCCTGCTGGTGGTGCCGCAGCCGAAACAATCCCCACACCCAAAGCCTGGGAAGCGACGGTAGAGAAAGCAGCGGAGAAGGGTGAGCAACCAGCCATCGCCCGGAAGAAAAGGAGACGTTCCTTATTGACCGAGGAGGAAGGTGGAATTCTTGGGACTGCGCCTATTTACAGGAGGTCAATCTTAGGAAGATAAATTGACATAACAAATCCTCGTTCGCGACGAGGTATTCCCAAAAAGATAAAAAGAAGCCCGTTTCCGTGCACGGCGGAGGCGGGCTTTTCTTTTTGGGAGGAGACATTATGCCCCTGACCGATGAAGAAATCAAGTTTCACATTGACAGAAACGAAGACCTGAAAGCCATTCGTCTTCTTTACGAACCTCTCTGGGAAGAGATAGCGGAGTATGAATTCCCGAGAAGGGTTGGTATAGGATACACGCCTACTCCCGGACAGAAACAAACCTTAAAACAATATGATTCCACTGCCGAACATTGCGTGAATCTTCTTGCCGCATCCATGCACGGAACCCTTACCCCTTCCTCTTCAATCTGGTCTTCATTCAAACTTAGAGATGATCGACTTAATCGAATCAAAGAGGTCATGGATTGGCTTGAGGTTTGCGGCAATGTTATGAGTGTTGCCCGTCACCAATCCAATTTTAATTCTGAAATCCATGAAGGATATCTTGACATGGCAGGGTTTGGACAAACCTGTATTTTTGTCGAGGAGAAACAAATCTTTTATCCGGGATTCAACGGTCTTCAATACAAAACCCTTTCTAATTCTGAATATTGTACTTCTGAAAATGCGGAAGGGAGAGTAGATACTCTTTATAGAGAGTTTGAACTTTCGGTAAGGGCGGCGATCAAGAAATGGGGAGAGAAAAATCTTGGAGAAAAAGTAAAGAAAAATACGGAGAAAAAACCTGATGAGAAATTCAAATTCTTGCATTGTGTCTATCCTAAAGAGATGGAATTTCAGAGGATGGATGGAACGAAACAATGGGTTTCTTACTATATCGGGATCGATGACAAGAATGTAGTCTCCGAAGCAGGTTATTACGAATTCCCTTTTATTGTTCCACGCTGGTCAAAACGTTCAGATGAAGATTATGGCAGGGGACGGGGGCATACGGCTCTGCCTGATGTTAAAAGTTTGAACAAACTTAAAGAATTGGGTCTAAAGTCATTAGCAAAAGATGTCGATCCTGCTACTTTTGAGAAAGATGGCGGGGTCATTGGGTCCCTGAAACTATTCCCGGGTGGTCGAAATGTCGCCCGAGACAAAGACTCAATTTGGACACTTGACCGTAAGGCCCGGCACGATCTTACCCAATTAAACGTAGCCGACTTGCGCCAATCCATTAAAGAAATTTTTAGTTGTGATCAATTAAGTCTCCCTGAAAAATCTGATATGAGGGAAATGGAAGTGGCCGTGAGATATGAACTCATGCAGAGAATCTTGGGCCCCACTCTTGGAAGATTTGAAGGAGAAGGGTTGAATCCTCTTATCGAAAGAGAATTCGGGATTATGATGAGAGCGACTTCCGGGAAGTATCAAGTTCTTCCCCCTCCTCCTCCGATTATGGCTCGTATGGGGGTGAGAGACATAGACATTGAGTATGAGGGACCACTGGCGAAGTCCCAGCGGCAGGCAGAAGTAACAAGGATGCAGAAAGTGATTCAAGTTGCGGCTCAAATTGCCCCTGCCTATCCAGAAATCTTCGATAACTTTGACGGTGATGAAGTAATGAGGCATACCGCAGAAGTGGAAGGGATGCCTTCCAAGACAATGAGATCGGTAGAAGAGAGGGATGCGATCAGAGATAAGAGGGCAAAAGCACAGGCAGCGGAACAGAAGAAACAGGATCTTGAACGCCTTGCCGCAGGGATTAAGGACGTGACACCGGCCGGGAAAATGTTAATGGAGCAAATGGGTGGAAAAGAAACCGCTCAAGGCCAGTAGGATTCAGGTTGAAAGACTACAAGATTATTGGGTTACTTTTACTTCCAATTCAGGCAAGAGAGTTTTGGAAGATTTAGAGGCGGAATACGGCGCAGAGTCCTACGTCCGTGGCGATCTTTACGAGACTTTGCACAGAACATCATGTAGGGATTTTCTTGAGAGAATTAAGAGAATGGTGAGTTTAGCCGAAATGGGTGTCGAAATAGAAGAAGAACAAAAGGAGGAATAAGATATGCTTAGATCAGAACAGGTTGAAGCGATTAATATTTTAAGGAGTACGATTAGACCTTTGGTTTCCCAAATGCCAAGGGCTCCCTTTGAAGGGGATGCCGCAGGACTACATGGCCTTGGGTATAATTATGCAGATGGGCAACAGATTGCTACAATTATGGGCTTAAAAGCCACCCGTCTTGCTGCACTCGGTGATACTGAATATATATATCATGGGGTTAGGGCTGTAATGACTGGAACGACAACCAACGGCAATAAGGTCATTTCTGGGTTGCCATCTACCGTTGGATTGGTCGTTGGTATGGCAATCACTGGAACAGGGGTGGGAGCCGGTTCTGTTATTGCCACCATTGATAGTTCAGTCCAGGTTACTGGCACGGTCAACTCCACTGCTACGGCGACTGTCACTATCACGTTTGCAATATAATGTGATTCAAAATATACGACTTAAAAAGGAGGATTTATGGAAGAAGTTTATATTGGTACAAAGATTATTGCGGCGGAGCCAATGGATGAGTTGATGTTTTCGATAAAGATTAAACGAGTTGATCGGGTAATACCTGTCGATTCTAATGGTGCAGGACAGCCAGGTTATAAAGTCCGCTATGAAGATGGTTACATTAGTTGGTCTCCAAAAGAAACCTTTGAGAGGGCATATAGAAAGGTCACAAATGAGGAGAAGATTATTATCACAGGGAAAGGAGAATAATTTATGGCAGAAGAAGGAGTAGTGGCAGGGAGTCAGGGCAATCTCCCGTTAGGGGGAGAAGGTGCCGGATCTGCGGGTATTGATTGGTCGAAGGGGGGAGCCGAACATTTCCAGGGATTCAAAGAATCCTTGGGAGATCTCGGCAAGGATAAATCCCTTGAGCCAATCAAGGATTTTCACGGACTGACAAAGAGTTTCATCAACAGTCAGAAGATGATTGGGGGTTCAATCCAACTTCCAACGAAGGATGCGAAACCGGAGGACAGGGATAAGACTGTCAAGGACATCATGGGGAAACTCAGAGCGAATGGTGTCCTTGAGAATGTCCCAGAAAGTCCAGATAAGTATGATATCAAGATGCCGACGATCGAGGGGTTCAAGGCTAATGAGCCACTTGTGAATTCTTTTAAACAAACTGCTCACAAGTTAGGTGTTGCTCCCTCGGTTGCACAGGGACTTTTTGACTGGTATCTGAATTTTCAGGAGGAGGCCGATAGACAGGAACAAACTGCATTTGAAACGATGAAACAAGGGATGAAGAAGGAATTTGGTGGCCTTTATACGCGCAAGATGGAGGCCGCAAGGAGAGCGGCGGCAAAGTATCTCGGTGTGGACGGGGATGAGATTATGAGTCAACTTCCTCCAGCGATCGGGAAAAGATTGGTCATGGCCTTTGCTGAGATAGGAGATCCTCTCCTCGAAGATGACTTGATAACTGGAGGGATCGCGGGAGTAGTCACGAAAGAGCAGGTAAAGGTTAAAATTGATGCCATGATGAATGATAAGGCACATCCTCTTAACGACATCAGCCATCGGCAGCATAAAGAAGCCGTTGAGGAATATACCCAATTACAACAACAATTCATTCGCTTAGGCGGGAAATAATGGAGGATTTATGCCGATAATGCAAGAAGCGATGGGAAAGGAAGATTGGGAGAGGGCGGAGAAGGGGCTGCCAATAATACCCAAGGTGAAAATTAAGAAACCCGAACCTGAAAGACCAAAGATTGAAAATGAAATAAAGTTTGACGATATTCCAATCAATGACTTTATAGAGTTGGAATATGCCCGAAGAAAGACAATCAAAAATTCAGAAGGTGCCAGGTTCATTGGATACGAAGTTAGTATGGTTCTCGGCTTTAAAAGAAAACAAGGTAGGCCTAAAGAATCAGAAAAAGAACAGATTTCAGGTGAACCTAAAATCCTATCGGGATGGATGGGAGAAGGAGATTTTCATTCCTTGGTTAGAACGTGCAGAAAGAAGATAAATCAGCAGGTTATTAATTGGTGATTTGGGAAATGGGAAATCAAGTTAATCAGTTTATGTATTCTGATCATTACCACTGTAAAATATGTGGTAGGCAGATTGAATTTATAGTTCGTTTGAATTGGATAGTGAACAGTGGAGTTCGGGCATTAGGTGTTTGTCAATGGTGTAACTTAATATTGATTGAATATGAACAAAGGAAAACGCTTGAATGGATAAATTTTCCGACATAGTTTTCCAATTATTTTAGATATAGCAATAGGGTAGCACGAAAGTGTCCTATTGGCCGAAGGAAAGACTTCCGCAAGGGGCCACGTTAAGGCCAAGGAGAATCCGAAAAGGTCGGGTAGTTCTTCGATAAATCTCAAACTAAAAATTTGGGTTTAAAAGGAGAACTACTATGGCTGAAACAATCACCGAACTTTACGTTCAACAGTACCAGAATACAATGCGCTTGCTATGCCAGCAAGC